ATCAATGAGGGAATTTTATCAGGATAAATACTGGAAACTCAAAAATCTGCTTAATGGGGATAGGTTGAGAATAGCTGTGGGGAAAGTTGTCTTAGAAAACAATAGAAATGTAACTGTTGAACAAGTAGTCAAAGCAATCCAAGGAGAGGAAGGGGGAAGCAATGAAAATTTGTGAAGAGTGTGGGTATATGATTCCTGAAGGGGAAACCGATTGCCCTAAATGCAAGAAGGAGGAGAAGTAAGATGCCATACAAAAACTATCCAGAAGATGAGATACTTGGAAGAGTAATATTTGTATTTGTGGTAGTGGTAACTGTGGTGGTGTTAATAGTTACTAAGGGAGGTTCGGCAGCTTTGATTATGCCGGAGAGGGATGGAGAGCCTATATTTAGTCAGGAAGTTTCCGGAGAGCCTATATTTGATCCAGAATGGTACGGCCCAGGTCATGTAGAAACATTAGGTTTAGATATAATAGCTGTAGTGCCTGATATATCAGAGCTTTCATTTGATATTTCTATTATTACTCCAGAGGCAACAATATTAGTAACCTATGATGGAGAAATGATATTTAAAGTAGCCGGCAAAGAAATACTGCGCATGACAAAAGAAGGTGATTATGTTATCAAGGGTAAAAAGACAAGGAACAGATGGAAGATTGCCCGGGAAGTAACTAAGTTCATCAAGGGGTTTAATAAATTAGTGAGATAGGGGGAAATCAAGGATGGGAGCGTATGCTAAGTTTGGTAATATAAATCTGGAGATCCCCCGCGACTTGATAAAAAACGGATTGAAATCAGATGGGGATGCAAAGTTAAATGCTCGAGTTAAGGTTGAGATCAGAAAAGCTGTAGCAGTTCAAAATAAAATAGCGCATTTAATATCGGTATATGAGCGCATAAAGGACAGAGTAGGCCCATGAAAATGTTAAAAGGACCGCGGAGGCCGCTTCCAAAGTGGATTCAAGAGGAAATAATCAGAAGGATCGGCAGGATTACTGATCCCCATACACATACTTATATAATTGTTGACTGGGATAGAATGACATTAAAAATGACGGTAGGTCAGTTATGAAAAGGAGCGAAGCGATGAGAGAGAGATTAATCAGGGCGCAGCAAGCAATTCAACAACAGCAGCAGTATCTAGGTAATCCTTTTTTGATTGGAAGCCCGGCAGGATCAGGTACGGCACGGCCTCGTTGTGTTCATGCTAATTGCCCTGTATGTGCTAAGGAGTTAAAACTAAAAAAAGCACATGAAAAATCCCTGGCCAAGAGAAAAACACTAAAGGCTGAAGATTACAAAAGAAGATGCGCCGAGTACATGAAGAAGTTCCGGAGGAATTACGCTATACGAAAGGCAACGGCAGATAATGGATAAACTAAGCAAAAACATAATTACTAAGGCGCGGCAGATGGGGATAACAGAATCAGTTTATTATAATGTGAGAAGATTAGAAATAAAAAAGTATGGTAACTCACTCAAACTTGGTGTGCCTAAACATACGGCATTGCCCTGGGATCAGAGAAAGAAGCCCTGGCCGTACATGAGGAGAGTGGGGATTGTTGCGCTGTCTCGGGAGGAGTATCGTAATATCTTATGGGGATTAACTCTGGAAGGATTAAAGAGAGATATAGATTACGAAATGTCTGAGATATTTAAAGAAGCATATTCTAAGAAAAAACATGATGCGATATTTAGTTGTAAGTCCAACAAATAAGCGGTAGTTAGATAAACGGAGGGGAGTGGGTAGAATGAATATAGAACGACAAGAGAATTGTTTGAATATTTTAGAGAGATTTTCCGAAAACATAAAAGATGTTCATGCAATGAATAAAGTTACTGGGATCGATGTTGATGAATTATGGTATTGCTTTTGTTATCAATTAGATAATTGTGAAGTTTAAGACAAAAAGAGAAAATAAATTTGCAATCCCCGTGTAAATATAAGATACTTAAATCATGGGGAAAAAGAAAGCAAAGCAGCAGAACAATAAAGCAAAATCAAAACCACTGTCTAAATCCAAATCTACCACTATACCTAAAGTAAATCCTATCAAAGAGTTACGTCCACAAATAAAACTATTCGCCTTTGAATACCTCGTCGATCTTAATGGTACTAAAGCTGCAACCAGAGCTGGATACAGTAAAAAAACAGCGGAACAACAGGCTGTGAGGCTATTAAGAAATGTTAGGGTACAGGAACTTATTCAAAAAGGTATGGATAAGCGCGCAGCAAAGATTGAGATAACTGCAACGAGAGTGCTGCAAGAAATAGCAAAAATGGCTTTTGCAAACATGGAAGATTTTATTACTATTACTGATGATGGCTATGCTTATATAGATTTATCAACACTCACCCGGCAACAGGCCGCAGCTATTCAAGAGATAACTACCGATACATATTTTGAACCAAACTATGATGATTTAGATGCTAAGGGTAAGCCTAAACAGCGCGAAGTTAAAAAGGTAAAGATAAAGCTGGGCGATAAGAAGGGCAATCTTGAGCTATTAGGCAAGCATCTTAAATTATTCACTGATGTTTTGGTGATTAAAGTTAAAAAATCCCCGGAAGAAAGGAAGCAAAGCATTGACAGAATCGCTCAAATGCTCCATAAATCCAGCCGCAACTGACGAAGAGTTGAATGATGCTGAACATTCTTTGATCCACGAAAACCCCTTAAATCTAGTTGAAGAGGGGTATCTTACTATAAAGACTAAGAACGCTGGAGAGAAGAAGTTCCTCTTAAATTCAGTGCAGAAGAGGTTGATGAAATTAATTAAAGACTTACTTGCTGCTGACATACCTATCAGGATATGGATACTTAAAGCCCGGCAGATGGGTGTATCGACCTTGATCGAGGCAATCCTTTACGCTTACACTTCCCAGCGCGATAACATTAACTCAGTGGTTATTGCTGATGATCTTGACGGTTCCAACTACTTATTTGAAATGGAGAAATTGTATCAGGAGAAACTAAAAGAGACAAATAGTTATTTAGCGCCTGACATAAAGAAATCCAATGAGAAGAAATTAGAATTTGAGGGTATGCACTCGCAAGTTCTGACTGATACTTCAGACAATAAGAACGCTGGCCGTAAGTTCACCTTTAGATTAGTACACCTGAGTGAAGTTGCCTTCTTTGTGCAGTCATTAATAAGATTGATGCTTGCATTAAACCAGTCTGTTCCTGATCTTCCAGAGACAATGATATTCGGTGAAACCACTGCTAATGGCATGGGTGGAGATTTCTATACTCTTTGGCATCAGACTGTAGAGCTTTGCAAGAAGAAAGCAACCATCTGGATCCCGCTGTGTTTCCCTTGGTTCATCATGGATGAATACCGGAAGTCCGGGGAATTATACCCTACTGATGGTATCAAGCTCACTGCTGGAGAAATGGAAGATTTCCTCAAGGAAGAGAGACTGTATCAGGATAGAGGCATACAATATGAATACCCTGAAGTTCAAGATGGACAGGTAGTATTCAAAAAGATCACAGTGAAACTTGATAAGGATCAAATCAACTGGCGCAGATATTACATTGTAAATAATTGTGATGGCAGCGTTGATAGTTTCAGGCAGGAATACCCGGCAACAGCGCGGGAAGCCTTCCAAGCAACAGGAGGAATATTCTTTGATAGGCCTGGCCTAGAAGCTCAGATACCTCGCAAACAGAAAATAATTGGCAATTTGGTAGAAGAAAATGGTAAAATTGTATATAGAAATGATCCAACAGGGAAATTCACAATTTACAGCTTACCTAATAAACTTACGCAGGCGATAATAGGCGGGGATTCAAGTGAAGGAATTATCAGAGAAGATGGAACACCGGGAGATAAAGCAGCCGCAGTTGTACTTGATAAGTTTACTAACAAAACAATGGCAGTATATAATCATTTGGTAGATTCAGATACATTTGGCTATGATCTAATAAAACTCGGGAGGTTCTATGGGAAGGCTTTAATCGCTGTTGAGAATAAAAACTATGGTACAGAAGTAAACAGGATTTTATTCAAGCATTACGGTAATGTATTTAAGCACATCAAAGAAACTGAAGGCATCCAAAAACAAACAGAGCAAGTAGGATTTAACACAAACTCAGCAACCAGACCATTAATGTTGGCTCAGTTACAGGCAGAAATTAGAGAAGGATCAACACAGTTGTGCGATGCGGAGTTAATAGGCCAGTGCTGGAAGTTCATCAAGAACCCAAAGAAGGGCGGGAGGCCGGAAGCAGCAGAGAAGGAACATGATGATTTAGTAATGGCCAGAGCTATTGCAGGCAAAGTCAGACAATTAAAACCATTTCAAATAATCAGACCTAAGACCGCGACAGTTGCCAATAAGAGAAGGCATAACGCGGGAGTTGGGTTTAAGAATTAGGAAAGGATACCATGTCAGAACATATAATTGGCAAAGACAAAAATGCAGAGCAGCCGGAAGAACCTAAGGCTAATGTAGCACAAGCAGGAGATAATCAGGACCAAGAAAAAGATATTGAGTTTGTATTGAAAATCACCTGGAAGGAGCATGGTATAAGAATTGAGGGTAATTGTGTTAAGAATGAAATGACTGCTTTGTATCTGCTTCATAAGGCTGAACAATTTATTGTGAGGGTTAACCAGCCGAATATAATTAAGTCCGGCGGTACACTGGCAAACATCGGGCAGAAGATAAAAGGAGCTTTTGGAGGCAGAAGGCGCAGATGAATAAGCCAGCAGTTACACAAAGAGGTGATAGAAATTTTCGGGAAGTAGAAAGATTGATGGGTTTCTGCCCTAAATGTAAAATGGTCAGAAGATGCCATCAGACAGTTGACAAGCACACAACAAGAGGGGAAAGTTATGGAATACTCAGACATTATTGTAAGGTTTGCAGCTTACTCTTACATAGTCAAAAGTATCCAATTCCTCACATGAGTGATATGATGAAGTTGGGGGGTAAATATGGACGCAAACCAAAGTTACAAACTAGAGGACTTCATAGAGCCAGAGGAAGGTAAAGATATTGAGCCCAAGGAATACCGGGTTAAATTAACTCTTTCTCCAGATCAAAAAGATGGCATTATTAAATTCATTGAAGGTAATCTGCAACAAATTGATAATGAGCGCAAGAAAGATGGTAGTGTTAGGCGCTGGGCTGAATATGAAAATCAATATTGGGGAGCCGTTGCGGAAGATTCCGATATGTTGTTTAATACCCATGTGTTCCTTACCCTGAAGCACGTCAGAAGAGCTAAGAGCCGGATATACCAGGCTTTTTTTGAGTCTGATCCGATATTCTCATGCGCGCCAAGACCTGGCTATGCTAAGAAAGATGGCTTTGATGCTGCTGAACTGCAAGAACAAATGCTCGATTATGAGATAGATACAGAGATCGAGATTAAATCCCCAATGAGAAAAGTATTTCATTCAGCTTGTTTGTTAGATGGCGGTGTAGTAAAACTGATCTGGTCTAAGAACTCTGAGTGGAAGAAAAAGAAAGAACATTACAAGGGTGATGAAGAAGGCCTGAAGGCTTTCATGGCAGAGTACCCGGATGCTGATGATAAATACCCTGAGTATGTGAATAAATTAAAGGCCAAAGAAGAATTGACAATCATGGCCCGGAAAAGAGAAGTGGTTTACAATGCTCCTGAATTTGATTTCGTAAGGTTCAAGAATTTCTGGGTATCACTAAAAACTAAAGGCATAAAAGGTCTGGTCAAGTCCAGGTTCCATGCTGAAGAGCAGACATACAGTTGGTCTGAGCTTGAAGAAGAAGTCGAAGAGGGCAGATTTGATGAAGAAGCAGTTGAAAATCTAAGATGGACTGCTCCCAGAGACTCAGCAAAAGCTAAATTAGATCATTTGTATTTAGACAAAACTTATACGATATTTGAGTCGAACCTGATATATGATGTTGATGGCACTGGTAAACCGCGCAGGATCATTGTTTGGTATGCAAGAGAACGCAAGGAAATAGTATCGGCAATAGAATTTATCTACGAGCATGACCGTCCATATTACATTCCATTCTTTATCGTCGATGAAGAAGAGGGATGGCATCAACCGGGGCTTGGAAGGATATTGCAGCCTGCAAACATCATTGCTAATGCAACCACGAATTTAATTTTAGACAGTGGGTTTTACAATAACACTCCTATCTTGAGGGCCAACCCAGAGTCAGCAGTGGCTAATCAATTAATGGCTAAGACGTGGCGCATAGGTGATCCATTGATTGCCAATAAGGGTGAGGTTGAGAGTTTCGATCTAAGAACAGGCAATCTAGGTGAATTGATTAACATTGCCAGCATGAATGAGCATAATGCAGATGAAACAAGTGGTGTTGGCTCATCGTCTTTAAGCGGTAAAGCTGATCCTATCGATCCAAAGGCTCCGGCAAAAAAGACAATGGCATTGCTGAATGAAACAAACATCAACATTAAAGATTTCATACTCTGCTTGCTGCCGTCTTTTCAGGAAATGGCATACCAGTTATTGCAGCTCTTTGCTCAGTTCCAAGGTGAAGTAGAGTTTATGAAGAAAAAGCAGTTAGTAATTGGTAAGCGCGAGGTATTTAAAATCACTCCGGACCAATTAAAATGGAGGACAAATATCACTCCTAATGCTTATTCGTTTAGTTTCGATAAGGCAAACGAGAAGAGAGAAAACCTTGCATTGACTCAATTCTTAACACAGAATCCAATGTCAATACAGATATTATCGCAATTCCCGCAGGCTCAATGGAACCTGTTTAATATATTAATCAAGAGCTGGAGCGATAGATATAATTTAAAATCTAGCGAAATATGGCCTACAAAAGAAGAGGGGGAAGCATATCTAGTAAAAATTCAGGAACAAGCGATTGAGAATGTATTTAAACAGAAACAGCAGGAAGCGCTACAGAAAGCAATGGGACAACCCATTCAACCTGGCCAGCCTGCACAACCGATAGGGTGAAAAAATGATTAAAAATCCTTTTGTTGCAAAAACAAAAAAAGAAGAGAATGAGAATGTTATTAGAGCAGCATCGACATTGAAACAGCTTGATGAGATCCAGCGGCTCGGTAAGGATATGATTTCCGATGAAAGATATAAGAAGTTCAAAGATTTACTTGAGAACATTCTCGGCACTGTGCTTAAAGATCTGTTTAAGTATCAGCATCCGGATAACAATATATACGCGGTAAATGTCAGGACAATACTGCAACAGTTGAAAGATTTGATTGCATTTTTAGACAGTCCTGTTAATTTTCTTAACCAGGTTGCAATACAAAGGATGGATTTACCCGAAGATAAAGAGGACTAAAATGGGTAGGAGATTGGGTAGGGAAAACTCAAAAAGCCGGGAGAACTTCAGGGTAAATATGTGTTTACGGACGCATAAGTGTTATAAGTGTCGCTTTTGTGATATACTTGAAGTGTGTGATAAACCATTAGTTTGTATAGATGCTAAAGATGGGATGAGTAAAAAATGAAACGTGAAGTACACTGCGTTGAATGTGGCAAGAAGGTTAGGATCACTAAATACAAGTGCAAAAATGGTGAATATGTCTGCAATGAGTGCAGAGAAAATAAATAAAGGAGCTTAAAATGCCAAGTGAAAGCAATCGGAAGGGGTACAAAAAGAAATCTTTGTTAAAACCCTCAGCAAGACATGGCAAAATAAAAGAATCTAGGACAAAACCACATAATACCGCTGCTGGTGTTATGAGTAGAAAACATTACTTGAGTTAAAAGAAGTAATTAATAAGTTTTTTACGAGTTCGTTTAGCCGAGCTATCTTAATGGTAGTTCGGTTTTTTTTGATTGTAACCCGGGATTTCCCGGCACAATATAGATCGCGGTAACTCCGAAAGGACACTGCAAAAACAGGAGGTATTCATGTTATTAGAGGGAAAAAAGTTAGCGGAGTTAAGTCAAGAGGATCTCGAGGCTAATGCTGTTACGGCTCAGTTGAGCGTAGAGGATTATACGTCTCAGGTTGATCTTGAAGAACGCGCAGTAGATTCCGGCAAAACCGTGGATGAGGTGAAGGCTGAAGATGTGGAGATCGAAGGTTTGATGAACAAGCATCAAAGCGATCCTAAAGCGCTTGCTAAGGCACTACTGAGTACAACTCGCGGAGTAACAAAGAAGATTGAGGAAGAAACAGGCAAGAATACTGTAATACAGGCTGAAATGACTCAAATGAAGCAGAGAATAGCGAATTTTGAGCAAAAGGATCAGAAAAAGGTACAGTCTGATGAAGAAATACTTGATATGCTTGAGAAGCAGTATCCTAAAATGGAGAGGGATGCTTTGAAAGTTGTTCTTGATATCTCCCGTATGCAGACAAATTATGCTGTTCAAAATCTTCAAAATGCTAACGTCGATGATCGTATCGCTACTGAGAAGGTACTTGTATCGAAGGAACCTCGTTTCAGTAAGTATGAAGCGGAGATTAATACCCATCTGGGGAATCTTTCTGAAACACAGAAACAACAGAAGGGGATAGTCAAGAGCGTTTATAATTATATTGTGGCGCTACATCTTGAAGAAATTATTGCAGAAGAAAAAGCTGCTACCCCTAATAATATTGTTGAAAAAGACATACTCGGGCAGATCAAAGGAACAAAGAGTGGAGTTATCAATATAGGTAAAAAGGGTAAAGGAGTTTTGGATACAGGGCAGGCATCACACGCTGCTTCGATGAATATCGGTACGGATAGTTATGTGTCGATTCTAAACAAAAGAAAGGCAATGGCAAAGAAAAATGGTATGCCTGAACCGCATTTAATCAGTGATCCAGTAGTTAAAAAATAAAGCTGGTGAATGTTAAAAAAAGGAGGAAAATCTCATGGGTAAGAAAATTAAACTAGGTAGTCCAATATTTGATAATCCGTTTTTTATTGAAGCGCCTTTAGCAGCATCGCAGGCCTTTAAATGCAGAAGCGGCCATTTTGTGTATCTTACAGGTGGAGTTATCACTATCGCTGATAGTGGTGATGGAGAAATCTGGGGATGGGGTTTAGTTGGTAAAGATTGGACTTGTTCAGCAGTTTCAGCCGCGGATAAAATAACAGTTTGCACAGATCCGTACAAAGTATGGGAAGTTCCGGCAAGAGATACATTCACTGCCGCAAACTTGGCTGCATATCTGGGTGATACTTGTGATCTTGAAATATCAAGCGACATTCAGTATGTGGATAATGGCGAAAGCAATGAAGATGTTGTCGTTGTTGTTGGTGGTGATGTTGAAGAGCAAACTCTGTATGTCCACATGAATCCGTTGAAAGCATATCAAACAGGGATTGCTTAATTAGTAATTGAACAAATAATTTGAGTAAATTTGTAAAGCAGTTAGATAATAAATTGAAGGGGGTTTTTAAATGAATATACATGCAGATTTTATTGAAGGATGTAAGAAAGACGCTTATGAATACTACTTTGAGGAATATGAGAAAGAAGGTACATATTTCGATAAAGTTGCTGAAGAGAAATCTTCAGATGCAGCTTATGAAAAAGGTACTGTGCTTACTGGCCCTGGGTTGTTAGATAAGAAAGCCTATGGTAAAGACTATGCTGCAATCGGTCTTGCTGAAGCATATACTTGGTATTGTTCCATTAAAGAATATGGAAATCTGTTACCAATCGAGGGTTCAACATTGGAAGATGTTAAACGCAAAGCTGGTGATTTGATTAAAACTTGGTCCCCTAATTGGGCCGAAGCAGCAAGAAACACAAAAGAATCAATGGTTTTTGATATATTCAACTATGGTGGATATCTAGCAGGAAAAGATTCAGTGTTCAATCAGAGTCTATCCGGTGGAGTTTTAGATGATCCTTCTGGTGATGGAGTTTATACTGGAACAACTGCAAGCCCGTTACCGTTTGTTACTTTAAGTGGTAATGAGTGGACAGATCCGAATGGCGACGAATATTATAACGGTCTGACATTAGATCCAAGTCCGGCGAATTTCAAGACCGCGTATGTAAGATTGACAAGAACAAACGCAAAGACAGAATCAGGTGGAATGGCTGTAATAATTCCTAATCTTCTGCTTTGTGTTAATGATGCAGATGCAATCACCTGGAGAGAGATTCTTGAGTCAGACAAAGTAGCTGGTGAGAATGTAAATACAAAGAATGTCATTAAGAGTTTAATGGCTAATATCCTTCCTTGCCCTTGGTTGAATGATGCAATGTCAACCGCAAGAGCATGGGCTCTTATGAAAGCCAAGAAATCCATCAGAATCTATCATAGAATAGAGCCTGAGTTTGATTTCTTTGAAGATAAGAAAAGCAACACCTTCTATGGCCGTATTCGTATGAGAATTGGCTCTAATGTTATAAACGTTAAGCAAACCGTAGCTAGTAACTTCCCAACTTCATAAGGAGGGGATTGATTATGAGTATTTTCGATAATCCTAGCGGGACCTGTGATTGGTGTGGAACACCTGGAATTGAATTGGTCGATCATGACGGTAAAGACGTTTGTAAGGCCTGCAAGCAGGAGTTGACAGATTTTGGAAACGCTGGGATTATTGAAGAGAAATCAGATGAAGTACATGATTTAATGGAACGTGCTAACGAAAACTACGGAACATAAGGAGGAAGTTATGACAAATGCAGAAAAAAAGGCTGCTAAAAAAGCCGAGGCAAAGCTGAAAAGGCAGGCTAAAGCAGAAGAAAAAGCTGCTTTAAAAGTCTCTGAAGATGCTCTTGCTAATGAAGGGCAAGCAGGCCCAGGGGAAAATCCCCCAGCACCAACAGAACCGGAAACACCGCAGGAAGAACCAAAATCAAACTCTAAGGGGTTTTCTACTAGAGATAATGCTGTTGTAAAAAGGTTATGTGAAAATGGTTTTCATGTAGCTTCTCAAACCCCTGTTGATGGATCAATGCTTTGGACATTTAAAGAAACCGAAGCGCAAATTAAGAGGGAGGGATAATATGAAGAGACTATTTATAATGTTATTAATCTCTGCCCTATGTTTATTTGGACTCTCCCCGGCTGTAATGGCTGATATGGGGGATGTATGGACAGCGGGAACAGATAGGGATAACAGCGATGTTGAGTTTTGGGCTGTTGAAGAAGATGGTGATTTAGTCCCGGGGACAGATGATAATGTGGAAATTGGGGCTGAGGATTATGAAATTTCAAATATCCATCTTGAAGCTCTTACTTTAGGGGGAGTAGAATATACTTCCATAGCATTGGGTAGTGATGGCAACTGGACAGGGCTTGGAGCAACTACAGCGTTGGATGCAGCGCCCACAAAGTTCATTTTAACCCATGCTACAGGTGTGGCCAGCTTTACTGGTTTTATTGCTGGTACGGCTGATGTAGTGCTTGAGAATGGCCAAATAATTGATGGTGGAACGAATGGATCGATTAAATTCACTGAAGCTGGTGATACGACCACTATTGGCCATGATGGAGATGATACGCTGATTAGTGCTTCTGATGGAAGTATTGAGCTTTATCCTCAGGCTGATGCTACTGAAGGAACAGTTGATTTTCTAACTGGTGGCGATGTTAATGATTTTGCATATTTTAAAACTACATCTAATGTGCCGATACTTGCTACTTCCGGAAGTTGTAATCTTGGAGTAGTGCCTGATGGCGGTACAATGGCTCTTACCGGGATATTAACGGTAAGCGGAGCAGCTACTATCACAGGCGCGCAGACATTGACAGGAGCGACTACAGCTTCATCGCTTACCATAGGTGATGATGTTTATGACGTTGTTGTTGATGATGAGTTCAGGTTTGCATCCAATGATGAGGCTTCACTTGTTGAGGTTTATGGTTTTGAAGCTAAAACTGCTGGTATTCAGTTGACTGCCGATGAAGGTGATGATGCTGGAGATAAGTTTCAAATAGTTTCTAGTGGAGCTGATACTCTATTATTTACAAATGATACCGCGGTAAAAGACACTCATGCAACGATATTAACATTATCTGCTGCTGGGGCGATCACAACTACAGGCGATGTCTTGGTTGCTGGTACTACTCCATTAGTAACTATTGGTGATGCTGGTGCTGAAGATACAAGTCTAGTCTATGATGGTAATGCAGTTGATTTTTATGTTGGTCTTGATGATACTGATGATGATTTAAATATTGGTGTTGGGGCTACTCCGGGGACTACTCCTGCTATTTCTATCACAGAGGACACAGATGTTACGATAGAGGGAAATCTAGTATGTGGTGGATCTTTAGACATTGGTGCGCTTACTTCAATAGGTGAATCTGATGCTACTCCTGATGTTTCGGATGGATCATATTTCGTAACTCATGCGACTACTGATACGATTACTGATTTTGACGGAGCTGGTATCTTAGCTGGTCAAATTATAGTTGTTGAATCAGCCGGAGCTATTACTTACGATGTAACTTCAACTGGATTAAAAGGTGGAAGTACAGACATAGTAACAGCAGATGGAGATTTAACAACTTGGATTTACAACGGAACGGATTGGTTGCTTATTGCATTTATGGATTTAAGCGATGATATGACCTAATTAAAACTAATGGTGTGGGGGGAGGCTTCGGCCTTTCCCCTATCATTTTAAATATAAAGGAGCTATTCATGCGTAAAATATTATTTATTGCTATTATATTATCTTTATTTGCTCTATTATGTATGCCTTGTTACGCATGGCAAGATCCTTTCTCTGGGTGGTTTTCAGGAGTTAAGGGTGTTATGACCTCTTCTACAATCGCGGATGGTGATGCAACTCCTTCCGTATCTTCTGGGAATGTATTTATTACCTCTGCAAATACCGGAGCAACAGAAATAATTGATCTCGATGATCCTACAGTCGGACAGATTATTTACATTATTGGCGGTTCTGCCTCAAATCCAAGTACAATTCAAGATACTGGAAAATTTGCTCTATCCGGTTCTACATTTACAGCAAGTGTTGATGAAGTGCTTATTCTTTATGTTGTTGCAGACAATGATTATGTTGAACTATCTAGGAGTACGAACTAACGGAGGGTATTATGAGTGAAGGCAAAATGACAGGTAGATTAGATGCAAGAACTCTTGCTTTCGTAATGCAGCGTATTATAGAACAAGATGGTAAGTTAAAGCAGTCCCGGGCCAACGATACAAAGAGATACCAGGAAGATATACTCAAGGCAAAAAAAGACCTAAGGCATATAAATGAGAGAATAGCAAATATCTCGACTGAAGTTACCAGTGCTTACAGTGCTAAACAGAAAGAAATGGATTTATTATTGAATAGAATTAAGAGCAAAGAAGGGTTAGTGGATCACGAAATGAAGGTTGTAAACTCTGAAAAAGATAAATTAGCCAAGGGAGTAGAGGAAGGAAACAAATTAAAAGCAGAGATAATGAAGGATCTTAATGCAAGAGAGTTTAAGACCAAAGATGGTGAGAAGGAAATACTAAGAGAGAAGGCAAAATTAGATCAACAAAATGCTGCGGTTAGAGATAAATTATTTGAATTAAATGATGTTGAAGAAGATATTGGTATGAGGTGTGAGCAAATAATCGGATCTGAAGATGAAATGGAAGAGATAAAGGAAAAACTCACTGGAGTTGTTAATGACGTTAATAAGAATAAAGCAGATTCGTTGAAAATAAAAGAAAGGTACCTTGATGATCTTGACAAAGTAAAATCAATGACGGTGATAGCAGATGTTTTGGCCACAAGATTAAAAGAAGAAAGTGAAACACTGGTATTGGATACCGATAAACTAGCTCAAGACGTTAAGGATTTCGCAACTGAGAGGGAGAATATATTAGGCGAAAAAGCAAATTTTAAAACATGGGAAGATAGATTGATTGAAAAAGAGGAAACCCTTAAAGATAGCAAGAATTTATTAAAGAAGCGTGAACGCATTGTTGATGATAAACTAAAAACAATCGAAGAATTGAGAAAGGAATAATATTATGAGCAGACAAATAGTAGTCAGGGAAGTAGTTAAGAACTCAAGCAATGTAGCGTTAATGCCGATAGCAAGTGCGGCAGTGGTGTATTCTGATTCTTTTTTAATGGAAGATGCTATAGATTTCAAGTTGATATATAACGCTACTTCCGGCGGAGTAACAGGGTTAAAAATAGAATTAGAAACGGGGGCTGTTCTGCCTACAACTGAGGGTGCTGCTGATACTACAAATTATTGTGTGCCTGAGAACTTTGCTGATGTTGAAAGTGATCTGGCTGATGAGAACTTGCATCAGAAGAATCTTGCGCCTCCGGTATCAAAATATGGAAGATTAAAAATTACTGGTAGCGGAACGAATGATGCGACAACAACTTTAAATGCTATAGTTGAAAAACAAGTTCAACTCTAAACGGAGGCTACCATGAACAAAGTCATTGCGGTCTTAATTATTGGATTATTAATGGTTTCTCCTGTATTTGCATGGGAGTTTCCTGCGGTAAAGGTAACTACATATACTGATGATTTTGACGGTAATCTTTCCGATGATGATTTCAATGTTCAACTCGCTTTAGATACACTCGATGATATAGTACCAGAGTCTACTACAGTTTCAGATACGGATACTGTTGATATGACTCTTACCGGATATGATATCTCTGCTGTTGCTGATATATGGGTATTGCCTCCTGCTGATGATTGGTATGATCCTACTACTGATTTGCCAGCTAATTTATTCTGTTTCTGGATAGATACGGATGATAGTAATAGTTTATGGATTTGCTACAATCAAAGTGGAACAATTAAAATAGTAGAGATGATATAAGGAGGAAATATGAAAAGAAAAACAATTTTACTGATTTTATCCATATTACTAATTACAATCCCGGGTTATGGATGGCAAACAGGAATAACATGG